TCCGAAGGAAGGCCAGCGGCAATCGAAGATATCCTTTGATGTGGGTCCGGCAAAGGCTTCACACTCTCCTTCGGTTAAGAGTGCTGGTATCACAGGTCAGCTTGCAGGAAGTAGGGCTGATATAATTATTGCTGATGATATTGAGATACCGAATAATTCTCTTACCCAGACGATGAGGGATAAGATATCAGAAGCAGTAAAAGAATTTGATGCGGTTCTTAAACCTGATGGAAGAGTAGTTTACCTTGGTACACCACAGACTGAAATGTCGCTTTATGAAGTGCTTCCAGAAAGAGGATACAAGGTTCGCATATGGCCTTCACGGTATCCGAAGGGGACAATCAAGTATGGAGGGAAACTTGCTCCTTTTATTCATGATAAACTTACAGATGATCCTGAGTTGGTTGGAGCACCTACTGATCCGAAGCGATTTGGCAGTGATGATCTTCTTGAGCGAGAACTGAGTTATGGTAGGTCGGGATTTAATCTTCAGTTTATGCTTGATACCTCATTATCTGATGCTAATCGGTATCCATTGAAACTTGAGGATCTTCTTATTATGGATATTGATAACGAGAAGGCACCAGAGAAATTGGTTTGGGGAAGAGATCGGGATAAGATTGTTGATATTCCTAATGTTGGACTTCCGGGTGACTTTTATTATAAGCCATTGGAAACTGTTGGTGAGTATATTGACTACACTGGTAGCGTTATGGCAATCGATCCTTCGGGTAGAGGAAAGGATGAAACAGCTTTTGCTGTTGTCAAGATGCTGAACGGGTACCTACATTTGATCGACTTTGGTGGAATAGATGGTGGGTACAATGATACGGTACTGAAGACGATTGCAGTCCTTGCTCAGAAGTACAGGGTCAACTATGTGGTTGTCGAATCTAACTTTGGTGACGGTATGTTCACCGAGCTTCTTAAACCTGTGTTGACTAAAGTGTACCCTTGTACGATAGAAGAAGTCAAACATAACATCCAAAAGGAAAGAAGGATCATAGATATCCTTGAGCCGGTGATGAACCAGCATCGTCTTGTTGTTGACCAGAAGGCACTTGAACGTGATTACACTAGCGTATCCAAGTATCCTCCTGAGAAGCAACCTAAGTACATGCTTGCTCATCAGATGACTAGGATCACCAAAGACAGGGGTTCTCTGGTGCATGATGACCGTCTTGATGTTCTTTCTATGGCTGTTGGGTATTGGGTTGAACAAATGGCTGCTGATGTGGACAAGGAGATGAAAGTACGCAAACATGATTTATTAGATAAAGAACTGGATCGTTTTATGCAGAATGTAATCAATCCAAATCAATGGATCAGGGAGGAACCAAGGTGGTTTCATGTATGACGAATGATATTAGAGGACATTCACGGAGTGACCCCCTGTACGAAGTTAGTATTACATATGGAGTGTCATGGGTATCCATTGGTAGGTGAATATTTGATATAAAAATTGGAGAACTAGAGTTATCGATGCGAATCGGACTTTTCCCCCATAGGGGTCAATTAAATAGCCTGTGGCACGTTCTTTGCATATGGGGTGTGGCATGGGTCTTGCAATTGCAACATGCGTTCCTTTTGTTACCCTTGGTTTCAAGTGGCACAGTGTTTGCAAGCTTGCAACATGTGTTCCATCGATGGGTGGCATGTGTTTTGCAAGGGCTGCAACAAGTGTGCCACAGGGTACCCTGGTTTTGTGGCACAGGTTTTGCAACGCGTACGTGCGTTCTTTTGTTTGTGTTTCATTTTATCTGTTTTTTTTGGTACAGTCTTTGCATTGATCCAGGTGGGCAGCTTTTGCCTATCTTGACAAAGTGCTTGGCATTTGCTATACTTCTGGTTCAGTTGATCAAGCAAGGCACATTTGACACACTTGACAAGTGCTTGTAAATGTGCTATACTTTTGGTCAATTGGTTTTATTCTTTTCTTTTATATTTTATATAGGTACTTGACAAACTTGATTCAATATGCTATACTTTATGAAAACGAACGGACATCAAAACATGACACATTTGACACACTTGACAAGTGCTTGTGAATGTGTTATACTTGATGTCAAGAAGTTTTCAAACAAAACAAGGGTACTTGACAAACCTCAAACAAGGTGATATAATGACTGCAAAACAATTAGCCCAGCAAGGAATTGACGTATCAAAGTTGATTCCAGTTGACTTGACAAACAAGACAACATGTGATACAATTGAAATAAAGAAAAGTGGATTCTGGAATGTAATGAAAAAGCAAAAACAATATAGATTAAGGTAACACACTTGACAAACCTAAATCAATATGGTATACTATGATGCAAACGAAGGAGAAACTTTGGAATACATGAGTTATGAAAACAGGATAAAGCATCTCACACGATTAGAAGATGCAGGTATATCATTCACCTTTGGTGAACTTGAGCGTATGTCAGATGATGAACTGATCGAGTGGATTATCATCCTTGATGATGAAAATAAAACTTGACATCTCATTTCAACCATTGGTATACTGAAAGTATCATATGCACACGGACTGACTGTCATCGATGTCATATGGTAATCGGTATCTCATCATTAACAACAACAACAAAATACATAGGAGCACCACTATGGACATAGCACAACTCGTCAGCATAAATGCTGAGTTTAAAGCACTTCATCAGATCATCAAGGATGCAAGAGAAACATGTGAAAACAATACATTGTTTCTTGTAGATTCATACATGGATGATGCCCAGAACAAGCTTCACCAGTGTATAGGTGAGGCAACAGTTTCAGGTTCCCTGGAAAAATAAACTTGACATCTCAGAATTCATCGTGGTACATTGGAAGTATCACATACATACACAAAAGGAGCAATGATATGCCAAACAACAACAACAACAACGCGACTCGTAAAGAGTATCTTCAACACAATAGGTACTGTCGTACCTTCGGTCAGACATCACCTAAGCACATGGAGCAAGTGATTGCCTTCGTGTTTGCATCCATCAGGACACAGACATTCCTGTTACCTAAGCTCATGAAGGAGTGGAGAAAGAGAGGAGTAAAATCCTCTTGGATATGGGGCAACAAGAAAAATGGTATTGCCTTTGTTCGTAAGAACAAAACAGATCTGTATGACAGGATGATGAGTATCATCAAGGCAAAGAAATCAAATATGTCTCATGATCTTATCATGCTATTTCTTGAAGTACCCGGTCTTGGTATACCAAAAAGTGCATTTGTAGTCCAGTTATTAACTGGTATGTCAGGATGCATGGATGTTCACAACATACGGAAGTACCTCCCTGAAGCTGACGCTTCAAAAGGCACACCAAGTATGCTTCAAACATCCGGCAATAGCGAAGCTATTAAGATCAAGAAGGTACATGAGTACCAGGAACTGGTAAAAAAGGCAGGTGGCTCCTCATCTATGTGGATAGAGTGGTGCAACCATATATCAGTACTTCAACCGAAGTACTTTAATGGAGGCAAGGATGTCTCAAAACTTCATCAGGAGTGCATAAGATGACACAACAAGAAAAGCTTGCAAAGCAAGGTATCAACATAAACGCATTAGTACCTGTGAAGGTACCCAGTGCAACCTGTACAAGGCAAACAAGTGCCTTCCGAGAGCGTGAGCAATACTGGGCACCAAAATGGTCTTGGAACAAGACAAATAATAAAGCTTGACATCTTAATTCATGTGGTGCTATACTTTAAGGCATCACATCAACACAAACAAAAGGAGCAACGATGTTTGGAGAAAGATATATACATGGACCTAATGTACACATTCATTCCAGCCTAGGCAATGAAACTGTATGCCTATCTGGATACTGTAGGAATGGTAAATACCATGAAATGGTAGTTGATAGTAGTTGTCTGATCGAGTACAACAAAGGCGCCTTGATTCAAAATGCTTTCCCGACCTTGAATGCGTCTGAGCGAGAGTTCCTGATGACAGGGATGTGTTGTGATCCTATATGGTCATGCAACGATGACAGTGCATGGGCACAACCTGAAGACTTTAATGATGAAGTTGACAACACGAAGTGTACTTTTTAACTTGACACTCACAATGGAGCAGTGATATGCTTATAACACGACAAAAGCCGTACATTCGCAAATCAGCGAAACTGTACAAGCGTAAACTCAAGCATAATAAGGAGCGACAATATGCAGATATATTGTATGGACGGATTCAACATGTCCGTAATCGATAAAGATGAAATGCCTTTCGCATATTGTGACAAGGATAGCGTAGAAGTAGGTT